GCTGGTGATCTGCGAAGCCACCGCTAGCACATAACCGCTACCGGAAACCGATTGCCAATCGCGAAACGTCTGCTTGTCAGCCTCGACGCCCCAGACGCCTGATCCCCATTTTGCCGTACCCCAGACGCTACCAACCGGGGTTGAAATGTCATCCGGCGGCGATGGCAACGTGATATTGTAGTCGGTCTGCAGCGACAGCTTGACTTGAACTTTGCTTTTGGCTCGAACCGACGAGCGCGCCAGCAAGCCGGTTTTCAACGAAGCCGGGCTTTTCAGAGGATCGAACAACGGAATTACCGTAGCCGTAAACGGACTATTATTGTCGGCTCCGGTAACTTCCATCTCAAGGACCAAGCCGGCCCTTGAACCGAAAAACATCCGATCACCGAACAACGTTAAACAAGTCGCGTCCAATCCGGTGAAGACGCACCATGCGCCGGTACGCACATTCGCAACGAGGATCTGGGGCTGCAGCCCGGTGGGTGTCGAGAGCGCTACCAGCGCCATCTGCTTAGTGGGCCACACCGCACAGTGCCAATCTTCCAGCGACCGTGCCGCGACCGCATCATTCCATCCGGTTTCGATCGGATATGAGATGGCCGACGGCGAGAGCGCCGCAATATCGCGCTGGGTCGCGACCGAAAGCGGAATAAAGCCGATATCGGTTGCTACAACGAGATCGCCGCCGGCTCGGATGAGCGCCTTTGGCCCGCGCGGCTTGCCGATACGATAAGTACCGACCTTTGACCAGGTCGTCGCGCTCGAAGGGTCGTCCCCTTGGTAGACCGCGACCTCGCCTTCCGTCGTGAAAAACACGCACTGTTCGGTCAAACCCGTACCGGACTCGATCGACCATGTAGCGCCGAACAAAAGCGAGCCGCCTAACGTGAATACGCCGCCGAGCGGCAATTTCGTGGCCGCGCCGGTGATGCTATCGACCGGCAAATACCACGCATTGAGGCTGTTCTTTTCGACATAGAACAGCCGGTTTTTATAGACCCAATTCTGCGAAAGCGCGGACGTATCCACGCCGGTGAAGGCATTGAACAACACTGCATCCGCGCCATCGGCCTTTGCCGAACCGCCCGCGCTGGTGATTGTCTCGTTGTCCTGAAATGGCCCGCTCGTGATAGCCCCAAGCCAGAGCGTGCCGGAGGTCGCGTCTCCGATCACCTTGACGACAGTAGCCGTTGCGCCAGATGTTCCTCCGGTGACTGTCTCTCCGGCCGTGAAGGCCGCTGTTCCACCGTCATAGGCGAGCGAATTCAAGCCCCCGTCATCGATCGGATAGAACGACGTGCCGTCATAGATCAACTTGGCATCCTGCCCGTTGACCAGATCGAGAAACACACCGCCAATGGTGGCAAATTGCACATCAGACCAGTCACCGCCCGTAAGGTCGCTCACAGCTGCGCTGATCGTGCTGTCGATCAGGTTGTTCCCGAGATCATCGACCAAAAAATTGTCGGCATCATCGGTCAAAAGGCTGAACACCGAACTCGAAATATCAAATATGGCGCTCGCAGTCGCCGTGAACATGGACTGGTTGTTGCCGTTCACGTAAGTGAACAGCGCCGTGATGTCGTTATCACCTTGGAGCTGCGCATATGCCTCGGTGCCGCCGCGCATCCGAATGCCGGTAGCGGTCGGAAACCAGTTCTCCAGGACCGCCGCGCCGTTGACCCGCTGCCCGTTCGGTAACCGCGCGTCAGGCGTTGCCAAATTGACGTTCTTGATCCAGCCGCCCATTGGGGCCGGATAAGACTGCATCTTGGCAATGCGAGGCTTAACGGGAGCGGCCGGAACACGCATTTAGCCAAGGACTCCGGGATAAGCATAATTCAGGTTGGCGGAATAGCGCCGACGGCCGACGGAGAGAATGCGCGCGCCCTTGTCGCGGCTAATTTCCTCCGATAGCGCCAGCTCGTAATTCTGCATGTCCTCGGCGTATTCCATGCGCTTCTGCGACCGCCAGCGCCATAGAAGGCCCAAGGTGATCAGCCGCTCGGGCAGGATGAATGTGTCAGTGTCCGCCGTGAAGCTGGCTTGCGGCGTGCCGGCGGCGTCTACAATCTTGTTCGAGACGTAATAGAATCGCGCCGTCTCGTTGCTCGCCATCGCAGGCAGGATCTGCATCTGGCCGCCGAGAATGATCCAGTTGCCCGGCGTCGGGGTCGCAAGCAGATCGCCGAGATAGATCCACTCGTTCAGATCCTTGACCCTGCGAAACAGCGCCGTTTGGTAAAGGTGGGAATGAACGTTCCCGTCCTTGATCATGCGGTCGTAATCGGCCGGCAGATCGAACGCCACCGTCGTTCCGTCGCCCGTATTGGTCGCAAGTTTGGTCAGCGCCTGCCAATCGTGCCCCTTTGCAATGGTCGTGGCCGTCTCGTTGGCGAGTTCAGCCAGTTCCATCTCAAAAGTATCGGACGATGAGAAAATCGACGCGGGCTTCTTGCCGAGCAGGCGCAAAGCGGCCGATTGGCATGCGGAAAGGACCGTCATGCAGCTTCAGCTTTCTTCGCTGCGATCTCGGCGTTCAACTCATCGCACATGCGGATTAGCGTCTCCTTCGACGGATTGCCGCGCGGGCGCGAGCCCGATGCATCCTTGATCCATTCCTTCATGGCTTCTTCGTCCATGTCGGCGAACGGCGACGCGGCATCGGTTGCCGGTGCCTGCTGCGGCTGGCCTTGTGTGGCGGCGAGCGCCGCTTTCAGCTGCTCAACTTCGGCGGCGAGCCGCGTCACGGCCGCGCTGTCGGTGGAGCGGTCGAGATAGGCCTGCGCCTGGTTCTTGAGCTCGCGCCCACCCATCCCTAGCTGCTTCAGCGGGCTGCCGTCGAGCGAGGCGAGCGCCTCGGCGGTATAGATCGAGAGTGCCTTCAGTTCGGAGCGCTTGGCTTGGGTCAGGAACGGCAATTCCTCCAGCGGCGTGCCGGACATGGCCTGCGCCTCGTTGGCCTTGAAGCGCTTGTATTGGTCGGGAAAGCGCATCGCATAGGTGATTGGCTGATTGACGCCGTCGATCACGTCCCATTTCCAGGTGTCATGGGCCGGAAACACCGCGACGGTCTGCTTGTTCGCCGCCATGCGGATTTCGACGCACTCCATGTCCTTGAACATCGGGCGCCCGTTCTCTTTGGACGCCTTCTTATCGGGGGTCGTGTGAACGAAAAAACGCGGAACGATCAAATCCTGATTGGCCATGTGGCCGGTCCTTTCTGAGAGGGTGCGGAAGAAAAAGGCGGGCCGGAGCCCGCCTCAGAGGATGCTTAGGAGACCTTGTAGAGCAGGCCGTCAGAGACCGCCGGGCGCGACAGTTCTACTTCGGCAAGGCCGGCCGCCGGAGTGCCGATGGCAGATGCGCCCTTCATGCCGGCGATGTAGTCGCCAGCCACGAGGGCATCGTCGATGCTGCCTGCGGTCGAAGTCAGGTAGCAATTGGCGTTGTCGGCGAAGCCGGTCAGCACCTTGGCAACACCCTTGCCCTGGATCTGATACCAGCCCTTGGTTGAGGCGACCGTGGCAGCCATGGCGACCGCGACGGGACCGATGGCAGCCGCGACCGCAAGCGTGGTCGAGAAGTCATCGGCGTTGTAGGTGACGACGGAACCGACCGCGGTATTCGCCGCGCCGCCCAGATAGATGAACTCGCCGGCGCCATAGTCGGGATCGACGGCCTCGATGATCGTGCCGAGCGGCACGACATCATTGTAATCGCCGTCGGTGACGACGGCACCAATGGCAGGGTATCCCTGCCCCGTGGAAATGGGACGAAAGGTCATGTTGATGATCCTGTGAGAGAAGAGATGGACGATGAAAGGGGCGAGACGAGCCCGCCCCTATGGTTCATCAAGAGCCGGTGTTGCTGTCGCGGAAGCGCCAGTTGAACAGCGGGTTGGCCATGGTCAGATTGCCCATGAACCCGATGTACTGGACGATAGCGTCCTGGTTGATCGGCTTCATGCCGTCGCCCTCGAACAGCTTGGAGAAGTTGCGCTGCGGGTTGTAGCGGATGCGCAAGCTATCCGTCTCCAGGCCGTAGGTGGTGTTGGCAGGCATGTTGGAGCCG